CGGAGTGTTGATCTTTGAAAGCATCCAAGGCCCAAATTGAAGCAAAAACTAATAATAGCGTCAAATTCATGTTGTCGAAGAGGCACGTTAGGTAGCATCTTATGTACTCCCAACTCGAAGCGACGTAGGTCGGATTTAAGAATTCCATCTATTTCAGCTTCCGTAAAAGTTCTGTTCCAAGAATCAGGCAAAGATTTGCCATCGCCGATAAGGTGACCCACACCAACAGTCCAAAGGTTTGCAGGGCAACGATAGGGACGACTACGCACGCCTTCGTGATGTTTAATAAGAGCAATAGCGGCTTTTGATACATTCACTTATTTCTTTTCCCAAGTTCTTGAACCAAAGTAGAAACCAATAATAGATGCTACGATAGCCATTTCATCAGTAGAGAATACCTCTTGTGAAGCTACAATAAAGTCAACACCAGAATACATAGCCCACGCTAATGATACAAAATTAATAAGCACTAGCTCACCTACAAAGATAAATGCTACTACAGGTCTTACCATAGCATTCCAATTCTTGACTGTTTGAGAACCGCCTTCTACTAATTTCTTATCGTGATCATATAAAGCTGTACGTTCTTGAGCGTACGTTTCTGCGTACGTGCCTTCTAATTCAATAGCTGCAATCTTTTCTTGAGCTACAAAACCTTTTTCTGCCATAAGTAATGCTTGGGCATTTTGTAATTGAGCCATTTCACGCTCGTGTTTTTGATCTCCCTTTTGTTGGAAGAAGCTTAAAATATTTGGTAGCCCCGCAGTAGCGAAGCCGAGAATTGAGGAGAGGATGGATAGCATATTAATTATTCAATGGGTTTACCATTGCCTTTCGTAGTTGTTTCATTTCGTCTTTAACGTTTGTGACTGTGTCTGCGATTTTATCTGCAGTAGCTTTAGCAACACTATTAGCTTCAATAGCACGACCATAAGCTTCGTTTGCTTTTTCTAATGCTCGGTTGTTAGACATCATCACATCAACTAATTGACGCTCAGTAGAACGTGATCTATCTTCTAAAACTATAATGCGAGTCTCAACAGAGCTCATCTTTTTTACTTCCTCAATCGTCGAGGTCAAATCGTTGAAGAGGGTTATCCCGTAATATACTGCGCCACCTATTGGCACTAGCACGGATAAGATAATCCCCAGTATCATTTGCGCTGATAAATTCAATGAATATATTTTGTTGTCGCTCATAGTCTTGTTCCTGTATTAGTTTAATATTTTCTTGTATCTGAGTTTGCTGCAGGTTGTAGCCTGAGTTTATAAGCTGCATCGACATTACGATGCCAAAGCCTGGTACTATTGTTTTACCTTTCGGTACTTCTGGCGCTTTAGGCGCGTCTTTTTTATCTGTGCCCGACGTCGTCGTAGTACTTGCGGGGCTTGGTGCAGATGTCCCCCCACTTGTTTCGCTCTTTACGGTTGCTACCGAAGTAGCTGGTGTTTCTGTTGTCGTTGTCAATGCAGTCATGTCCTGTACAATTACAGGTTCTGGTGGGGTGATAGGCGCAGTTGTGACTTGGTTCAACACGCTGTTCGGATTCATCGGACTTATCGGACTGACTGGCGATGTTGGGTTGTTTAAGTTTGTTGCCGTCATCCTGCAAGTATTGTATATTTCCAACCAAGTGGTCCAAGTTGGAGAACCATACGGATCCGAGCAAATCGAAGTTCTTTGTTCTTGAGATAATCCTTCGAAGCCAGCTGAACATGTTAGTTGCCTCGTTTCAACAGATTCAATACACGTTGGAGGATCTGGCGTACAGTTGTTAGAAGTTGTTGTCCAACCTGTCCAAGACTGTGTAGAACATTCATAATTCCTACTTTGATTAATAGCACCTGATTGGTTAACTGGGCATGACAAGGTTTGATACTCGACTTGAGGGCTACATACTGGGACTTGATATATTGAGCAATAAGGGTCATTCGGTCTATACCAACCGCAATAATGTTGCTGCAAAGCTTCTTGAGGGTCAATACCACTACACGACATAGATCCAGGAATGATGTTACCTTGGCTGTCAGGTTGGAAATTACAGTACCAAGCATATGCGTTATTCCTTAGTATTAGAAGGAGTAGGAAGAGTGTAATTCGGGCCATATAATTTTCTAAACTTTTCAGGGTCTTTTTCATACCAAGCCTTCTTAGCTGTATAACCTACAGCACCACCCATTGGACAAGGTGAACCACTCATCTCCATAGCGTCCCATACTTTTGGATCTTGGCATAGTACCGATACGGCAGCCACTTTAAGTCCTAAATCGTTTAGTGTTTTGGCGAGCTTAATCTTCACGCAGTTCTCATCAAGGAGAACGGTACCGCCTGACAAAGATATAAAGCCTAAATTACCCGCCGCGCTAATAGGTACCGCACAAACATCTTGTGAAAACGCAGACATACTAGGTGCCATAGCGGAGGGAACTGGCATTCCTTTTTGGTTTATCGTCGTTGTTTCCGCGTGAGCGCTATGTACACACCAAATAAGACAAAGCGTTAATAAAACCCCAACTAGGATCTTCATTACTCGTCCGCAGGTAGAGGCGTGTTGCCTTCTTCAAGCCATTTTAGATAGGCTTGGTAGTCTGTGTTAGCTGGGTCAAATGGGATGCAAGCTCCATCAGACAATCTTTTAATTCCATTGATATTATTATTGATGATATTTTTAATTAATTTATACATATTAATCCTTATAATTCAGCAGAAGCTGTAAAATGTCCATATGAGCCTGTTGGTGTTACCGTATATGCAACAGTAAGACCAAATTTATTTTCTGATGAATCAATAACGGTAGCATTACCTAGTTGTTCATTAGTTCCTATAACTCCTGTATGCCATTGACCTGACGTTCCATCATAAGCATAAGGTGTTACTGTAGGAGTAGACCTTTTGCTTACTTTATAATAAATTGATTGTGTATAACAAAGACTTGAACGATTATACGCTGGTACACTGAATATCTGAGTTGATGAGGCATTAGAACCAACAGCAGCAGATAAATTATATGACTTCTCAAAATACCTTTGACACAATGCCAACTCATAACCAAACATTCTGCGTTCAAACGGTGTTGCTGATGTGTTTTGTTCTAGTTGGACACCTGTGATGTAGAAGGTAGCTCCGTTAGTGCCTACGACTGATACTGCTCCTGTAGCTGAAGAAAAATTACCAGCAGTCCAAATTCCAGCAGTTGTACTAGCTGATGCGCCAACACCTAAACCAAATACTACTCTAAAGCCAATTCCATTTGTAGTTAACCATGTTCCTGATGTATCACCAGCAATAGTTACTGTTTTGTATTCCCATGTATTTGCAACTGAAATGGTGTATGAAAAAGCATAACTTCTATTAGCCGCTCCATTTCTTATAGAACCCCCAAATGTTCCAGTTAAACTTGAACGAACCCAAAATGATAATGTTATTGTTTTAGCAGTAGCTTTACCAAAATCTAAATCAGCTACATTATATCCTTCTACCTGTTGAATTACAGAAAACTCTTCGCCTGCACCTACTGTATAAGCAGATAATGAAGTAACACCAATATAATAGTTAAATCCTGCTGGCGGGGTTACTGCTCCTGCATTTTGTTGTACAGTAAATTTAGATGAAGCAGAACCAAAAGTACCCCATCTATCAACATTATAAGTAAGGTTTGATGTATCTGTAGGAGTTATACTAGCACCAGCATTACGTTGGTCAATCACCATGTCACCATTTATAATACGGTTCTTTAGCACATAAGGTGACGCTGCAGCTCCTTGTAGAGATGCGTCATTAAACGTGACTCCGTTACTGCCGTCTAAAATCATTGACATTATACTGCTCCTAATCTAGCTTCTTGTTGTGCATTATATGCTGCAATCACTTCTGGTGTCCAAGCTACATTAGCAATTTCTATTACATTATCAGGTACGCCTGTTAAGTCTTGTGCTGGTACTAAACTTGTTCTATGATAAGTCTTTGATATTTCTACACCATCCTCTAATATACGAGTAACTTCACGATATAATACTATGCCATTCTCTGTAACCGTAATTTGGTCAATGTTAGTTGTTTTAGTTAATGCCATTTTAATTCTCCTGTTAAGTGTCTGACTACACTAATATGGTGTAGTTAATTAAGATATTACATATGAAGCCATAAATTGAATTTGTGAAGAAACCCCGATTGTATTAGCCCAATTTCCTTGGTCATTTACAACTAAAAGGGCTGTTGAACTATTTGCAGTTATTTGTCCTGAAACCGCCCCTAAATATGAAGTTAAAACTAATCCACTTGCAGCAACGGCAGGTCTTTTAGAAATCCCACTAACAGATGTAAATGGAAGTCCATTTATTTGCACCTGTCCAACAGGGGAACTAACTGAACTCATAAATATATTTACACCAACGGTAACAAGATTTCCTATTTTAACGTACCATCCAGTATTGGTGCTAACAGTAATAGAACCAGAAGTTGTCGGAGTAAGTGTTGCACTCCAAGTACCTTCTTCATAATCATCTAGCGTATTAGCATCTGCACTAGGACTTTGAGTTGCTGGAAATTGAACACCGTTAACAGATGTAATACCATTAGTATCTTTCGTAACTACCGTCCCACTTGTTGCTGGTAGGGTGAGCGTCGTTGTGCCCGCGACTGCTGGGGCGTCTAGTGTAATGGTTCCCGATGTGTTACCTGATATGACTACTGAGGACATTATGCTGCTCCTTCTAACGCTGTGATTCTTGCTTTTAGGTCGTTGATGATGGTTTGTTGTTCTTGGATTGCTGCTGTTAGAGTAGCTACTAGGAATGATGTGTCTATGCCTTGTGGTTTAATATTGCCATCTTCGTCTACAGCATCTTTTTCACCTGTGA